GACCGGGTGCACGGTGGTTTCAACGGTAATGGCAACGCCGGTGTTCACAATGGCAACATCTGCCTTGCCGGAACCTGCCAGGTCGGCTTCCTCCGGGGTGGTGCCGTAAGCGGTCTTGCCAAGTGCGCCCTCCGGGATAAAGCTCACATAGCCGTCCGGAACAAACTTGTGGCTTATGCCGTTCTCATCGGCATACAGTTTGTCGTAAATCACAGGCTGAATGCCAGTAGTGGATGCGATCACATCTTTGGCTTCATCGTTGGCCAGGTAGCCCATACTGCGGCCAGTTACGGTCAGCCAGCGATTCTTTACGGCATCGATGGCTTTCATCAGGTTGAACGTTTGGGTGTTCATCACCATGTAAGCTATGGTCACACCGTAATTGCTTGCCATAGCATCCTTAATGGTCTGAATCTGCTTGAACGGGTCAGCGGTTGCGGTGGCAGTCCACAGGTCGGTGGTAGTCAGCGCAGTGTAGTTTGCCTTTTTCCATGCGCCATCCGGGTCATAATTGTAGGTGTAGTTCACTCCATTGGCCTTGATGGTAATACCCATTGTGCCGCCCTCCGGGAACAGCAGCTGCATGCGCATGCGTTCCGGCACAACGTCAGCACCGGCAATCAAATCCTGCTGGTCATCGTAAATGCGGTTGATGACATCCGCCGCATAGGGGTC